ATGTATTAATATCAAATAAACGCAAGTGCATTCTACTTGTGTCATCTTGATATGAAGATTCGGGAACATAATCATAAACTCTTGCTTGTCCTATGGTGGTGCCAGAAGAAACTGATGGATTTGAACCCAGTCTCGAACTCATCAAATCAATTACTACAGTTGTCCCAACCCCTATAGGAGCAGAACCATATGAATTATTAACTACAAATAATGTCCCTGCACCAAAGTTTACCGATAGATTGCTGACAGTTCCTGTTGTTCTGGGTTTAGGAACATCTATTAAAGTTGATGATATTGATTCTACATCGTAACCTTTTACATAGGCTTTTCCTGGACCAATTTGATAGGTCATCAAATCTTCAGATGGCACATTTCCATTTGAAGTTGTTTGTTCTGGATAATATAATCCATCAATTGAATATCTATCGTTTAATGTTTCTCTTGCAAATACACTAAAGGGACTTACGATGTAATCTCCAGATTCATCAAAAGTTCTTCTTGCCAATTCATCTCGTATTAGGCTATATTGAGCATTTTCTGAAGATGTATATGTTGGAATACCAAAACTGACTCTAAATATCTCTACAAAATTTTCAGTATCAACATCATCTAAAAGTTTTTTTGTTAAAATTAAATTTAACTGAAATCTATCAGCTCCAGGAGCTGCATAGTTTGAAAATCCTTGTGCATTATCATTCAAGGATCCATCTTCAAACGAATTTACAATTTTTTCTTCTATTTCAAATCCAACTTTGTATGATGGTTCTACACCATATTGATCTAAAAGTAAACTTTGTGCTTGTACCTTTGCAAATATCCCACGAACAAAGTAAATACCCGGAGATAGGGATACATAAGATGCTAATGATACTGAATTAGAAGATATTGTATTACAAAAACCTTGCCCAGATTGTATAGTAGAATTTCCAAATGATATCGATTCTTCTAATAGTAAAGTTTCTGAATCAAAAAATGTTCTGATATCAAAATTTTCTCCACCACTTTCTAAAAATTTTACATATAAAGTATAATTTCCTCTTTCAGACTCTGTATTTTTTAGTATATAAAATACTTCTCCTAAAACATTACTAGATTGACCTCTTATCTTTTTTCCATTAAGTTCATCAAAATATAAAGAAACAGGTATTCCACCAAAAGTAGATTCTATTTCTACTGCATAAACTGGATTTTCGTATTTTAAGTTTCCTGGAACAACAACAGACCCATCTTTAAAGATGTGATTCCCAAATTGTTCAATTTGATTTTGTAGTATTGATTGTTGAGTTGTTAACTCTCTTGCCTGAATAGGGTATCCAGGTTTAAACAAAACTTTATAGTAATTTTTATCGCTATCAAAATCATCGAAATATGGAGATACGTTGAGGTTGGTCTTTTGTGCCATAATTCTTAGAATTGCAAAATAACTTTGATATCTTCTTTTTGATTTGAGGATCTTGTAATCGAAGGTCTGTTATCAATGTAGATGATATTTCCTGAGTATTTTTTAACCTCTGGATTTGCTACACCATTAATAAAAGACTGTCCAAGATTATATCTTCTATTATTTAGTGTAGTTGAAACACCTGTAAATGTTGTATCGATGTACAAATTCGTATCAGTTATGAATATTGTTCCCCCTGCACCAACAGAATCGGTAAATCTATTTAAATTAATTCCGTAAGTTGGAGAATTATTTTGAGATCCATCTGTGTTAAATCCAGCAAGGCTTTTATCTTGCCAGTACTTTAAAACACCTGTAGTTTGATCATAGGAAACAACTCTACCTACTGCAGTGGTTCCTGTGCTTATTGTTTGAGTAAATCTAGAATTTGCAGTAAAAGTGGCACTACTATAACCAATTCCAGCAAGTCTTAATGCATATACTGCGCTCGCTTTTTCAATATCTAAAAGTGAGGTTGAACTATAAGCCAGAGGATTTTCTACAATTCCAACCCTAGCAATTTTATTACCAGTTACAAAGTCTGGATTTTCTATGTCATTTTCTATTCTTGAATAAATTAAAACATTATATGCACCAAGTTCTCTATAAACATCTGCTCCATGTCCTCCTTTTGGGGGAATTATGACATCAAAAGTTGGCGTTACTGTCCCAGTCGGAACATTTCCTCCAACCAAATCAATGGTTCCAAAAGTATATCCATCTCCACCAGAAGAAACTGTAATAGATTCTACTTTAGAATCGTTATTAATTACAATGGTTGCTTTTCCTCCGCTTCCATCACCTTTAATTGGGACATTTGTATAAGTTCTATTTGCTGTACCTAAACCAACACCACGATTTGTAATTGTGATTATTTTAAGTTGATTGTTTGTAGCAGCAGCATTATTTCTGATTGCTGCATTTTCTGTACCTGTTTCCCAATTTTTGGGTACAGGTATAAAGTTTACAGTATCAAATTTTACAATCTCACTTGGTTTGACAGTATAAAGATATTTCCAGATATATCCATCACCACTATCACCTGCTGCTTTGGGTTCTAAATCGGTAAAAGTTGGTTCATCTAGAGAGGGTCTTCCTGTAGGATTTTCTGGATCTGTTCCGTTCTGAAGACAAATATAAACTCTATAATCGCTGTTTATTACATAATAATTTGCTGAGTAGAGACTGGTAGCACCTGATGGTTTTGAGGTGTTTGTTCTACTAATATCATGGCGATACATATCGTAGGTTGTTCCTGATGACCAAGTTATTTTTCTAACAACTTGATTTACGTCAGATGCTTTAATTTTTTTCAAAGCAACCATTGTATCCCAATAATCATTTTCTTGCTCAAAACTGTCTTTAGGTGATGGTGGGTTAGTTTCCCACCCAGAAGAATAATCAGTTGCATTAGTTAAACCAACAAAAGCATAATAAGAGTTTATCGAAGAAGTTGCTGCCGAAACAAAATTCTTCGCATTCAAAATTCTTAATTGGTCAGTTATAATTGCAGACATTTTACAGTTTTTTATCTATTTATGAGGTTGAATACCCAATATATTTTAATTTATTATACCTTTGGACTATAGGTGAAGTTGAAATTCCAGCAATATTTGCATAAGTTGTGAATTGTTGGGGATCAATTCTAGTTGGTGTTAAAATCCTTCCCCAACTATATTCGCCATAAAAACCACTAAATCCAAGTCCGGTCAATCCATTGTAATTGGATACACTCACTGTAACTTTAGCAACATTAGTAATACCAACACCAGGTACTGCAGTTTGTGCAACAGAAACTGCAGCCACTTGATAAATGTTATCTATAAATGTCGTTCCTACTCCAACAATTCCATTTGAAGAATTAAGTGAAGTAAGTCCCTTACCTACATTAGATTTAGAAACTACAAAATAATAACCAGTCTGAATACCACTAATGCCAGTTGTTGCAATACCAACACTAACAATTTTGGAATCTCTCAGGATTGAATTATTTGGAATAAAGAAATCAAACACTATTCCGGTTGATGCAACACCAACAGATGTAGTATTGATACCAGTAATTAATCCAAAATCTCCCTCATAAGAAACTTTGTCAATTACCTCATATTTTAATGAGGGTGGTTCAATTAAAACCGCAGGAGGTTGGTTAGAAGAATATCCAATTCCAGGAACAGTTATTGCAATTCCTGTTACAACCCCACCAGATATAGATGCAGATGATCTTGCAGTATTTTGTGCTGCGGTTGTTCCAAAACCAATTGGACTTGCAATTGTTACTATGGGTGCGGTTGAATATCCAACACCACCATCAGAAATAACGATTGAAGAAACAGTTCCTGAAGAAGATACTGTGGCAGTAGCAGCAGCAGATGTTATATTGTCTTGAGAGATAATAATAATCTTATTTTGTGGTTTTTCATTAGTTCCATCATGAGTATATTCTTTTTCACTGTCAAAGAATGCTTTAACACTTTCGACAAAAATTGCAGTAGATCCGATACCAACATTTTGAATGATGTTCGTAGTGGGTTGAATATATGGTTCATAGATAGACCTATCTTTTCCTACATAAAAACCATTTACTACGCGATCTTCGGTTTGCCTACACCAAGTTAATGGTCTAATTAAGTCTTCATTTGAAGATACTCCAGGTCCTGGGTACAAATTAGTATTAAGTGTGTCCGATGAAATAATATCCGTCACTACTCTATCTTCTTGTGATAGATTAATATTATCATCTGTTAACAATACATCATCTCCAATTTTAATTGTTTCAAGAATATCAATAATTTGTGTGTCTACATCACCAGTTCCCCTGTAGAATAATATCCTCGAAGTATCACCCTCTTTTGGAGCTTCTGTAAACCTTATAATACTTCCACCAGTAAACACATAACCTTTACCTGGAACTTGTAATACATCATTAATAAAAACTAATAAAGTTGCTTGGACATCAATGTTTGATCCTTTTTTAGACCTAATTGTAGTTTGATTGCCATTGATACGAATTGGGAATGATTTTCTGTTTCCATCAAATAAGACATCAAATGGATCTATTACTTGAATTCTACCTACAGACCAAGCAGAAAACTTATCAGATTGAATTTTATCTACTGAAATTTGGAATTCTGAGAAACTCAATGAGGTATTTGTTGGGATTCCAGAAATTCCGCCCGTAGAAATTGTTAAAATATCGTTTTGTTTGTATCCATATCCTAGATTTTTCAATTCAAAAGATATAATACTAGAACCTTGTCCGACAACAACATCTACAATAGCACCTGTCCCAACTCCAGGTTGTGATTGGGAACTATAAATTAATGGGAGATTTGAGTATGATAATGGAGAATCAAAAACAACAATTGGTGGATTGGTTGTAGTATATCCAGTTCCTGGATTGGTAATAGCAACACTAACTATATGCCCATTACTAACTGTGGCAGTTCCTATAAATTTAATATTCGGAATTCCAGTGCTTTCCGTCTTGACACCAACATTAACGATAGTTTGAATTCCAACTCTATATCCAGATCCACTATTTCCAATACTAATAGATTGTATTGTTCCTGCAGAAGAAACAATAGCAGTTCCACCTGCTGCTACAAGTGGTTGATAAGCAAATCCTTGAGTAGAACCAACCGATAAAATAATTCCACCTCTAGGAATACTAGCAGTGTTTATATCATAATTTGTCGAACTAGCAGTCCCCACAAAAGTAATAGTCGTAATTCCTGCATTTTCTTCCAAATCATAATTGTCAATTACGCCGGTTGCATTTGGACCTTGGAATATATCATTGATCAAAACAATAGCATTATCAGTAGATACTCCGGTAACATTTGCCCCGTTTGATTTTAAGGTAAAGGTTTTATCTATTCCATTGAAATTGTTTGATATATTATCAAAGATATAATTTTTAGTATAAGGTTCAATAGAAGTATCCTCTTCTCCGGACCTTAAAAATATTCTTCCACTAAATGTCGATCCCGTTTCAAGTCCAATATAATCAACTTCATCTGCTCTATTTGTTGGATTTAAAATGGGAACTTTTCCATAAGGAGGTTCGTCAAAATAAATTGTATTATCAACAATGTTGTAGTTTCCTAAAACTTTTGCAACTAGAGAGGAAGATGTATGAGTTGATAAACCAGTTCCCAACCAAGGTCTCAAAACAGATATTGCATTTGTACTTCCAACACCAACAGATGTAACTCGCATAATTTCATTATCAATCTTAATCAAATCTCCACCAAATATTGAACTTATTCCTGAAACAGATATTTCTGAATCGAATAGATTTACATTTTTCGATAAAACAGTGGTAACTGCAGTAGATGTAATTGGGGATTGAATTACGTTATCAATACTAATAATAGATTTTTTATTTTGATTTTTGGAAGTAAATATGTGAGAAGTTCCTGCTCCTACTGCATTTATATCCAAAACAGTAGGAACAGACCTTAAAGCATTGGATGCTGAAGATGCCACTCTTATGTTCAAATCATTAACTTTAACAACATATAATGTTGAAGGAAGTTTATCAGTTGTCCCTATTCCTGCTATAGAGGTTGTTGCTATGCCTATAGGTCCAGATCCAGTGCCAGAATATGAGTAATTTATTTCTTCTCCAGTAACAAAGAAATGATTTGGAATTGTGATAGTATCTGCACTTGTGTTTACTATTAATGAATTACTGCCATCAAAATATCTTTGGAAAATTGGTAAATTTTGATGTTTTAAATCAAATTTCTTTTTAATGTCATTTTCAGTTCCAGTATAAGTTCCATAGTCATAGTGTAAACCACCATTTGTCAAGGATATTTCGCTAGTATCATCTGATAAGTACAGTGAAACTTGGAAAACCTTAACATCAACATCAATATTTTCTATTGGTGTAAAATAAGTATTTGTATCTGACCCAGAAATTCCCGCAGTTGTTATTCCTAAAGAGGAAGATGTATTTAAGTTTCCAAATTCTAAAATATAGCACTCATTACTAGATGTATCAGTTATAGTTAAAAACTCAGAGATCTGATATTGCAAATTAGTTTTGTCTTCGATACTAATAATTGAATACGAACAATTATTGAGAGTATTTGAATATTTTGATATTATGTTTGATACTGGAGAAGAACTAGATGCAATCGACACTGAGGAGGAATCTAAAGTAGCCCCTCCAATGGTTTGTGTTCCAACACCGGTCAAACTTGTATTGGCAAGTGAAACATTAAAAGTATTAACTGTATAATCGATAGATGTAGTGTTATCTGGTATTATATCAATTACTACATTATTTCCAGAAAGATATGCATTATATGTTCCTATTCCAGATGTAGATTTTGAAGAAAGACTATTAGTTGTTACTTGCCCATAATCTAAGAATAAAACTTCAGAACCATTATGAATATATGTAATTTCATCATATTCATAATAAGAAGAATCTGTTGCTCCAATTTGAACTAAAACTTTTGATGATCTATATGTTGATGCAATACCAACTATTGTCGTTGCTGTGCTAGTTCCTATTGATATTGTTGATGTATTTGTATGAACAAGAACGGATGTTCCCAGACTTGTAGTTCCAACTCCGCTTACAACATCATTTAGAGAGAATGACAAATTAGAAGTATAATAATCATTAAACTTAAATTTGTTGGGATAGAATAAGAGATTACCTTCATTTCCAGAAATGTTAAAATCAAAAAATCCCAAATCTCCAATCGAATTCATTCCATATTGGTTTATGAAACCATTACTGTCATCATGAACCAATGATACCAAAGAAACTTGAACTTCATTAGATAATTTTCTATCTTTTACTAAAACAATATACTTTTGAGACCTAAAATCATTAAGAATAAATGAATCAACAACACCAAAAGTGGTTACTCTTGGATTGCTATTAAATTCGTCAGAAATATCGTCAATCATTAAGACTTTATTACCAATTGATTCGATATAATCTTGCAATATTCTTGAATTAAATATTATTTCATCTGATAAAATATTTCCATCAATAGTTAAATTATTTTCTCTTGCAAGATCAAAATCAAATACGCAGTTTAGATCAATAAATCGTGATAGATCTGCGACTCCAGAAAAATCACCCTGATTTTGATCTGTAGAAATTCCTAAACTATTTGAGTTTGATTCAATTATTAAATTGCCAAATTTTTTAAATCCTGCAGTATGGTTTAAACTACTTACTGCATTATCCCAAGTGTTTAGATCTTTCTGTGATTTTATATCATATGAAAAATATTGATAATAATCACTATCATGAACTCTCTGAAAATTATTGTTTAAAAATCCAGTTTCAGTATTCCATCCCTTTTTAACTATAGAATAGGAGTCTACATTATAATTTGAATCTAAACTTATTATTTTCTTTATTGAAGCAGTAGAACCTGAGGTTTTCCCTCTCAAAAGTTCATTTTCTTTAAAATCTTGGGTAGTAGATACTTTTAGATATTGGTTAATTGAATCCCAAGACTGTACACTTCCTGATGCATCTGATGAATAAACAATTTCACCTTCATAAAAATTATTTTGTTTAAGAACGGGATTAAAAATGGGAAAATGCGATTGTGGTATTATTCTTCCAGAAGAATAAAAACTATTGAAAGTTCCTGGATCTTCTCCATCAAGAAGATAATTTGATAAACTATAAGAAACTGTAGCACCAATTCCACCAATATTTGCATCTAATGATGTAATAGTAAACAATGCATAATCATAATTTGCTGAATTAAATCCTTTTCCTGTTGTTGTTATTCCAACATTAGTTCCTTCTATTAAAACTTTTTCTCCAACAAAAAATGGAAAGTCCTCCGGATCACTAAAACTAGATCCTAAGGTAATGGTAACGTCTTTTGTATTAGTATTAAATACTATATTTTGAATCTTAATACCATTTGAATTGTTTGTTGGTATTATTTTTGGAGTTACTTTACTTATTTCTGTACTATTTTTTAGAATAGTAACTTTAGAATCTCCAAATTTATAAGTTAAGTCTACATCTTTAATAATTTTATTAGTTAGTCCATCAATAACTATCAAACTTGGAATAGAATTGTAATTTCTACCAAAAGAAGAAATGCCAATATAATCAAAAGTAGATAAAGAATCTAAAATTAATATTTCTGGAAGTTTTGTTGTTGGTCTTATGCTATAATCCGATGGATATTCAAATCCAATATCTTCAATTTCTGTTGATGTAATTTTTCCAATAGAAGTACTATCTGGATTTAAAATTGCACCAGTACCAGTTTTTGAAATAACAGAAGTAATTCCAGGTAAAACACTATAACCACTTCCGCCACTTTGTATGGAGATTTTTTGAATTTCCCCAAGCACTGAACTCGAATCAGTATAGTATTCTATTCCTGTTGAGTAAGAATAAGATTCTGGAATTTCTAAAATATTGTACTTAAATGAAGTAGAAGAAATGCCTACTACACTATAATTTCCATTATATCCACTTTCAATCAAATTAATTTGATTATTTGCACGTATTTCAGTGTCAACTATGATCTCTTTCTTAGTTTGAGAGTTTAAATTAATATTAATAGGAGTTAGATTATAATATAAGTTAACTGGAACGTTATCATTAAGAGTTAATGTGACCTTTGCAGTTGAATCTATTCCAATGTTTCCAGTTTTTGATACTTCAAAAATTGATGAAGATTTTGTAGTCTCAAATTCTGTTTTAAATTGATTATCTTCGTAAATTTTAAAATCAAACGCAGAATAAGTAATGCCTGCCCCAACAAAAGAAAGAGATGGGTCAGAAAGATCAAAAATTACCGTTTTATTTTTTACAAGAGATAATGGTGGATTTATTGGAGAAATAGTTCCTGGTTGAGAGGATGAAATGGTAATCACTTCAGGAACAGATTTTGTTGCCTGATAATAGCTGTTGGATAATTTAATTTTATTTGAATCAATAACTACAACGTAGTAAATTCCTTCATTTACCAATCCAGATGCTGGAGTCGTACTAGTATAAATTACTTTTTCTCCAGAATAATAATTGTGGTTATTGATTGTGATGATGCTATTTGTTGTATCAATAGAAGAAAAAGTTCTTGGATTTATTACTAATCTTCTATTATAGTCATTATATTTAACTATAAAGGTAGTAGAAACTCCAGGTCTTACATTAATTGTTATATTATCATATAAAGATAATCCATGTGTCTCTGCGGTAGAAACAGTAACCACATTTTTGGTAATTTGTCCAGATAAAGTATTTGAATAATTTGTTTTAAAACTATGAGTATTTCCCGTTCCTACAGATGTAAAGTATAAAATACCATCTGCAATTGACGATCCTACAGCAACAAAAGTACCAGTTGATCCAAGTCCAACTTTAACAGTTGAAATACCAATTAAATCATTGGATATTTTTGCAACGTAAACAATTGATTTTTCTCCTAATACAAAAGAAGAAGATCCATTAGTAGAAACGGATATTCTAGTTCCACCATTTGAAGAATAAATTAAGGAATCTCCTGTGTTTAAATTATGATCTTTAATATAAATTGATTGAGTTGGAATTGTTAGTTGTGTAATTCCAACACCTGGATTTGAAAAATAAAGTGTGCTTACTATTCCCACACCGGAGGTTGTCCCCAGTCCAACCGTTTCTTTAGGATCAAAATAAAATTCTTTATCAATGTCAAAATTGTATGAAGTGGAAATTCCAAAATTAAGTTTAAACTTTCTTGATTTTTCTGTTAAAGCAATTCCCGCAGAATAAGATGACACTCCAATAGTGCCATTTTGATTACGTTCAACTCTAACTCTGGATGACTGGAGATCGATATTTAATATTTTAATTTCTTCATTTGCAATTCGGTAAATATCATTTTCTTTAATATTTGGATAATTTAAATTTCCAGATATATTAAAATAAGTAACTATTCCCGTATATTGGGCTGACCCAACTCCAGCAGTTAGTGTTAAAATGTTTGTATTAACTGTTATACTACCTGATTTTTTATAATCATATTTGCCAGTAAAGGTAACTAAGTCTCTATTTAAATAGTTATGTGGTACTGAAGTAAATCCAACAAACTCTTGACCATATGGATAGAATTTAACATCATCAAAAGATGAAGTAGCAACACTAATTTGATTTACTAATTTACCTTTTAGTGAAGAAACTTTTGCTTTTGCTCTTTGTACAGAAGTCCCACTAAAGGCAACTATATCTCCAATTTTATAATTTTGCCCTCCAGTTTCAATTCCTATCGAATCGACAGATCCTGTAGATACCGATTTAACTGCAGCATTTTGAGATTTAATAGTATTTGGATTTAAAACATAATCATACAAAGAAATATTGTATGGACTTATATTTCTTCTCCATCCGGTTTTGTTTATATCAATATTATCTTGATTTGATGCGCTTTCGAAGTTAAAATCAATTGGTTTTGATTTATAACTAGGACCTATAATGTAAGGAAAAACGGGTTTTTTGTAATTTGCAAATAAACCAGAAGATTCAACTAATCCATCATTAATGGTAGTAAAATATGCATATATTCCATTTGGATATTCTGGGGTAACTGCAAATCGACCGTTGTTTTCATCTAGATCACCATTTCCGTCATACACATAGTCTTCTATAAAGAATCCTTCTGGATAAATTGAAGTTTTTGGTCTGGTTAAATCATTACTTATATTTGTTTTCTTTTTGTATCCGGAGACTAAACACTTTACTGCTCCCCCTGTTTTTGATGAATATCCATATGGTCCATAAATTGGATTTCCATCATAAGCCCAACCAAGTATAGGAGAATGTGCTGATGAAACAATTTCTTTGCTATCTAATATTTGCAAATCTTGAACATATACCCTTTTTCCATCCCTAAATCTTGATGCTTGGGTAGAAGATCTCAAATACCTAGGAGCATACGCATGAGTATATTCCAATCCATAGTTTGTATTTAATCCGGCATTTAATATACCATCATCATCGGTTATTTGAGAATTTTGTGTTAATCTTTCGACTAGATTGATTTTCCAAGATTTTATTTGAGATTCTAGTTTTGCACCAGATCCTGCGGGTATAACATCAATAGATGTGCTTGATGAACTATATCCACCACCACCATTTATAACTTTAACCTCAGACAAAGACCCATTAGAAAGGATGGGAGTTAATAAAGCACCAAAACCAGTGCCATTAATTTGAAGAGTTGGTGGTGAATTATATCCTCCACCTGGACTATTAATTATAACATTTACAATTTGTCCATTTGATATTACAGGAGTTAGTTGAATTCCCGATCCTGAATTAAATTCAAATAATGGCTGACGATTATAATTAATAATTTCCTCAGACCCATAACCTTGTCCTCCAGAATGGACAAATACTGACTGCACCTCACCTCGAAAAATTGGTTGAACAATTGCACTAAAATCTTGATCAGTAAGAGTGGAAACTCCGATTTTTCCTTTTATTCTTACTTTAATTTCTGGGTAGTTGAATTTATGAACTCCACTTCCAGCAGATGTTAAATCAATGTATTGTTTGGTATCATAATAAAAAGATGTAGCAATTCCTAAAGTACTAATTCCAATTTGTGATAGTTTAAATTGATTATCATCTACTTTAGTAACATAATATGATGTTGCAGAAGATAATCCCCCGATAGGAGTTTCTAAAGCGTTATATACAATTATTTCTCCGCTATTGTATCCATGATCATTTATCTTGATAACATTTGAAGAGGTATTGATCCCACTTGTACTTGTGGTTACTAGTTTATTTTGATATCCTACACCACTACTATCTACGGTAATTGATCCTATTTTTTTCTTTTTGTTTCTTGACTTGAATGAATGATTTCCAATGCCATAGGAAGTTAATTGTATTGTATTAATTCCCGATACTGCATCTAGAAAAGAATTATGTAATTTTACGTTATATGCATCTTGAACTGAAACATAATAGGATGAATTTGTAGATAAACCTCCAATTGAACCTTGCCCATCAGTTATATAAACAACCTCTTCAGCATCTCTAAATTTATGATGACTGGAAAATCCAATTTTATTTGTTGGATTTAATTTAACTAAATCAGCAGATCCCTGGGAATTAAAAGAAACAAAGTGGTCAAAGCTGACTAAATTTGCAGTTGCGGAAGCACCATTTCCATTTCCACCTACAATGTCAATTTTTGGTTCCTCTAAGTAATCAAATCCATAATCGATAATATCAATTCTTTCCAATCCACCAATAACAGAACAATATGCAGTAGCACCAAATCCAATTGGATCGGAAATTGTTAATATAGGAGGATTGATAATATCATAATCAGATCCAGATGCTATTGGTATAATTTTTTCAATAGGACCATAATAAACATTATCTTTCGACTTATAGTTAAGAACTTCAACTCCATTTATAAAAATACCAGTTAGACCTGGATCTGTTTCATAAGAATTTTCATCATTTTCTGGAGATGAAATTTTTCTAATTAATTTTTGAGATTCTAAGAGTTGAGTTGTTAAATCTCTATAAGTAAATTCAGTAAGTTCAAATTTAGCATCAATAGCAGTTCCTCCTACAGAAACAAAATTTTCTGTGAAAATATTTGCTTTACTTTTTGCTAACTTTATCTGCGTTTCATTTACTTTTTTAATAAAGTAAACACCAGTTGCTATTCCCAAATTAGAATTTTCATTTGGTTTATAAACAATCGAATCTCCAGTATAAAGTCCATGTTGACCAATATCTAAAACTGTACCACTAAAAGATCCACTAAAAGTTACTGAGCGATCATTTATTTTTAAAGTCTGATTTAGATATGAAGGCAGTGATGGTGAGGAAACGTATAATGTGTCCTGATTTTCATAATAAACATTTTGTACGTTTGATGTATATTGGTCTACTAGAGGATAATTTTCAGATGATACTTTGGATAAATTCTTTTTAACAATATATGTAATATTGGTATTTAATAAAGAACTTTCTGAACCCAATTGAACACTAAAAGATTTTTCATTAATAAAAGATACAACAAAACCTGTGTATTCTACACCACTTGAAGATAAAAGTGTTACTGAATTTCCTATTCTAAAGAAATGCTCGTCATTAAGATTAACTCTATATGTTTTATCGGAACTATCTAACAATTCTATTGATTTTACATCATATTTTACTGGAATATTAAAAAACCAGTTGTTTGATTTGTAGTCCTTGAGATCTATACCTAGGGTCTTTATTTTTATTGAGTCTTTATTTGAATAAAAACGAGTATTATCTGGTAAATTTAATCCAGACAATACGCCCATTATTCTAATTTTTATTTTTTCATCATTCGAAGATGCAAATTCATTTGTTTTTATTTCTGTAGATTCTGGAATATCTTGAGTTATCCCATCACATTCCAAGAACTGGTTTAGTGTTTTTTTCTTATAAGTAATATTTAATGAGGTTCCATTTTCAAGATCTACAACAATATTTCCATTTGTCGTTGGAAATCCTACGGTAGAATCAACCTCTAATGTATTTGATCCTAAAGCAATATTTAAAACTGTTTTTGTTTTAGACTGAACTGTGAAATTGCCATATACAGTTCCTTCTGCACCAATATCCCTACTATAACCAGAATCTAAACTTATAACATAATAATCTTTCGATCCCCTTTTAATTTTTTCTACTTTAGTTACTGTTCCTTGTGCAATTATCTCATTATTGGAATCTCTTTGATAAAGAGTTTCATTTATTAAATCTTCTGGGTTTCCTTCGATTTCTTCAACGACTAAATCGGAATTAATTCTATATTGTGCATCTGATGGTTCAATTAGATAATCTCTTGGTTTAATAACCTCAACATTTTGTCCATATAAAGCACCGAACAAAATTTTAAATGAATTATCAGTTCCTTTTGAGGAATAAAAATCTATTGATTGCTTAATGAAAAGATTTTCATTTAATTCGGAATAAAGTTCTCTATCTTCAAAACCAGGAGTTACTTGTTTTTTAACCTTAATTAAAAATTCTTTTAGGAAAAGAATACTTAAATTAGATACAGTTGTAAACGCACTATGTTCTTGTGCTTCTGTTTCTGTGAATATTAGTTGATCCTTTGTTTTGTAAGAAGTTACACCATTAAATCCACGTACACATCCCTCAAAACTTGTGGAAGTTTTTGAAGTATACGTAATGATTTCAGAATCAATTAATAGAAGGCCGTAAGAATTTGGAAATCCAGCAGTGGAAGTTACATTTATTGTTGAATCGAAAAAAGTTACATCTGATGTTAAAGTTGTAGAATCTGTTAAATTTGTAAGTTGATCTACCTTAACATATTGATCAACATTCTGAAGTATATCGCTTACATTTCCTTGACTTTCTAAGGAAGTGTAATATTGCGATAAAAATTCGGAAACAAGAGGAAATTCTTCTAAAACAAACTGAGGTAGTTGATTTTCAACTATTGAACTGATTTTGATTCTGGTTTCTGTCATTTTATTATATTCTTACGAGGTCTCCGTTAGTGTAGCTTGATGTAACTTTGTATGTTGATCCAGATATATCTGAACCAGAAGAAATTTCATCAGATAACATATTTAATGTTGTATTATTAATATCTAGTTGCAAATACAAATCCTGTAATCCAATCACATCATTGGATTTTGGAACCACTGAAATTTGAATGATTGGTTGCGAGAATGATATTTTTGAAGTTGCAGATATATTCACTGGATATAGTTTTATTTCACCCTTTACATAATCAATTATACCGACATTTTTCCTTACAACTATTGGTTGAGTTGAGGAATCCAATTTAAAAAAGAATATACTTCCAGTTAGACCGTTGGAATCTGGAAGATCTGCCATATAAAGGGTTTCATTTATTCCGGAGATGCGGAATCCTGAAGATTTAATATTATACCCATTAATATTTTTAATATGAAACTGATTTCCGTAACAGATCTCATAGTCGGCAAATTTATTAACCTCAACTTTCAAATCACGTCTCATTACGACTTTAGTAATATTGGATGTAACAGCAGAATTTGAATCGTCGATTATTTTAAGATATTTACTATACTTAAATCTTGCCCCATATTTGTTCATTTCTTTCGAATTTGCATAATTTTTAATATTATTGAAAATAATATCTTTCAAATAATTTGGATCATTTGTTGCATTTGAGTTATAATAAGCAGTAATGTCAGTTTCCAGATAAAGATATTTAAGATCAATAATTTCTGGAACTATTCCAGCAACTGCATATCTTCTTAGTTCTCTTTCAATATTGTCTTTAACTTGACTTGAAACAAATGGACCATTGATTGGTTTTATACTAATAAAAACCCTTCCATATTGTGGAGGTGTTAAATCTTCTCCACCAAAAACTGATATGGATTCTGCTTCAGAATAAATTGTGGGAATAATAGTTTCATAATCAGTTGCAGTAACCGCACGATTTTGTGAAGAATATTTTCTTGGTGCGTACTTTTTAATTGATTCAACAGATTCAATTTCTCTTCCATTTTGTGATGGAGAATTAGTTGTAATTAAAGAAATACCCGTTGTAACTACTCTATTGTTATTATCTACAATACGCCCATTAAAATTAAAAGAAGAAACTCCATTTCCACTTTCGCCATTTGTAATGTTATAAGAGACTTCAATATAATTCAAGTTTGATAATTTTTTACCAAATACCCCATCACCAAAAATTAATTCATATCTTTGATCTTCAATTTCTTGAATAAAGAAAACTCTTGATTCTGAAGTAACTTCAAAAAAGTTTTTTGATAGTTTATATGTGCTTCTAACTGTGCTTGCTTGAGTATCTCGTACAAAAACACTAATTGAATCCATATCAATATTTGCATTATCTAAAATAAATTTTTGATTTGGATTGTTAGCATCAACTGTGAAACTGTTAATAACGTATGTCCCTTCATAGACATTAACATTTTCAAATAAAGCAATTCCATTAACTACTGGAACTGTAATGTCTTGGGGTATAATAAAAGAAAAACTTTGATTACCAAAAGAAGTATTTGATGTACAGACTACGCCACTCTTTAATGTTAAAGTGAGTGGATTTGTTGTGAATCCTGTTGTATCCACAAAAAAGGAAATATTTGCCTTTGCTGCTGAACGAGAGTGTGGAACATATCCAATATTCCTTGCAAGAGAAACTACATTTTCTCTGAGTGTTGCACTATCAATAAAAACCTCATTGCTAATCATATTAGCATTATATGAGGAAATATATGTATTATACGCTAAAACATCAACTAATGTTGAAAGGTTTGATCCTTCAAAATCATAATCAGTAAAATTCGAATTCGCTCTTAGATACTCGCGAATTGAACTTTTTATTTGATCGAAGTCTAAGTTAGTAAAATTAACTAATGCCATTTATCGTGTTGGCTGAAGAGCAAATGATAATTGTTGAGGTAAAACATCAATGCCTACAATTTTATAATTTATAGTTACATTGAATTCATTATTGTCATAGTTTGGATCAACATTAATTGATATTAAATTCACCCTTGGTTCATAATTTCTAATAGTATTTTCAATTTCATCCTTGATTACTGATGCAGAGATCTCATCAATATTTTCAAAAAGAGAACGACTTACTTTTGAACCTAAATTTTCGTTAAAAAAGCGTTCTCCTGGATACGTTAATACTAAATTTCGAACAGAGCGAGAAATAGCAGTCTCATTTTTCAGAGCAATTAAGTCATAATTAACTGGATTGACCTGAAAGGTCATACTCAGGTCCTTAAATCCTTTGCTGACCCGCTCTAGAGGCATAAAAAGTATAAAATCTGTATTATTTATTCGGGTTTTTTGTATTCATAAAGGGGTTCGGTTCCATAATCCCAGTCATCATAGTCCTCATCATTGCGAATTTTTGAGTGAATTTCGTTTTGATGGTAAAAATCGTGTTTTTTGGGAGTTAATTCATCATTTGCAATCTCACGAAGCATTTTTTGCTTCTGAATTTGACTTTCCCAACCGTATTCACTAGCCAAATATTGAGTTCCCCACTCATTTTTCATGAAATTTTGATCTTTATCGACTTTTTTGGTCATTGTTTGCTCCTGATTCGTTAAAATCAGAACTTTTTACGGGGTTGCTATCCCGTTTTTCAATTATATCATAGTCATCTTCTAGAATTTCCTTCAAGTAAGAGTCATCCCACATATTATAATAGTCAGTTTTTGCTAAAGTCTCTCTAAATTTACGAAGTTTTTGTTTTGGTTGACCTAGTATTAGATTATACTTACCATTATTAGTTTGAATACCATTAATGAAGGTATCATAGGTTCCACAATCCTCAAAAAATTTCCAATCTTGATATTTTGAGTTGCATATTTCAACCCACTCTTGAACCTCCTCAAGATTAAAATGGTCTTCAATGACATATATGATCACATCAAGTCCTACAACCACCTCTATGGCGCTTGCAGGGCACTCTACGACCTTATATTTGGATCTTGCTGCAAACGGACAAATTGCAAATCCATTCAATTCTTTTCTAACTTTGGATACTTCATGTATCCACTTAAAAATGTACTGTTCTTTTTCAGACATAAAAAAAGAGTGCTTAATTCTATTTAAGCACTCCAAATATTATTTGCCTTGACCGCGATATCTTTTTTTACGTCCATTACGAGATGTCGCACTGAGTAGTGTACGAGCAGAACGTCCTTGACGTGTCTTCTTTGGTGCTCCTGGTTCAAAAATAGTCTTATTCGATCCACCTTTAGCCATTTGTAATTTCCTCCATTTCTAATTCATTAGGATCAATATCTTCTCCCGAGTAAAAACGCTCTGAGAAGTCTTGTAAAATCTCACTACAGTCTTCCATAGTGAGATTAGTATAAATTTTACGCCCTTTGTATAAAAGATTGTAAAGTGTACTCATTAGATTACGCGAGTTTTTTCATGTCCAACTCTAATACGAGGATCGCACCAGATTTCAAAACCAGCATCTTTTGCATCAAGACAGAATGAAACATCCTCACCACACATATCCTGAACAGCTCCGGATTCAAAGACTTGCATCTTAGGAGCAAACCAAGGATATTCAAGATTCTCAAAGACACCCTTCTTAATCAGAACCCAACCAAATCCAGTATAATCAACTGTGAAAGGCTTTCTGCGCTTTGAGATTGAATCAACGGTTTCGTGATTCATTACACCACCGTTCTTACGGAAGTCATCTTCTTCTAACCAGTGTGCTACTGAGGTTGTGTGACCATCTTCTGTGGCATACCAACCAGCAACGACTTCTTTCTCTTCACCTTCTTCATTCAGTGCAACATCACAGAGTTGCCAGAATTTTTCTGTGTTAAAGACAATATCCGAGTCAATCCAAAGTTGATAATCATATTCTAGTTTACCATCCCAAGGAATTTGCTTCGGACCACGAAGTACATTTGCTCCAAGAACTTTACAACGTGCAAAGTTTACCATTGATGAGTAATCTTGAGAGATTTGAATACTCATTCCATTTTGTACAAGATCAAAACAAAGTTGTACAAATGCTTTTAGAAAGATAAATGAACATCCTCTACCAGGAAGACAGAAGACAATCGACTTACCTTTCATTCGTTCTTTAATTGCATCATAATCCCATTCTTGTGCTTTGGGACTAGGTGCTGTTGCTTTTACTGTAAATCCTTTTGCCATAAGTTAAATGAACCTTCAGATCAATTTTATCGTCCTATTTAGTATTTGTCAAATCACCTCAATGGGAAGAATTCAGTAATACTTCCTTACTCACATAAAGCTCCTCATAAGTTAAATCTTCTTTTGTAAGATCTAAATCAAGAAGATCAATCATTCTGTGAATCATCTCCCAGGTCTCAGAGAATTTACTCTCTGATAAGTTGTGATAGATGCACCGATCCTTTGCATAAATGTGATAAACCTTTTCAGTCATAAAAATATTTCCGGAATTTTTTCAGTACTTTTTATTTTGTTACCGCATTATATATCAGAACAATCAAAAATCCAAGGGGCACTCCGATAATCGTAAAGCACTGCCGTGGATATCTTATTAACCATCCCGCAAAGACTACCTTCCAGAAATTCCAATAGGGGGATCTTCTGCGGGGGTTTCGAAGACTTATCATACTTCCGGAAAATTTTTATGAGATTGATATTTAGAGGTCGATTTGTCACCTCTGTAGGTTAGGGTAGTTTGCTTTTTTTATAACGGGGGGGCATCGGGACAACGCCGCCGCCACGCCTATAAGAACCGCGCATAAACACTGCCGGATCACTGATATCACCAAGCATAACATAAGCGCCCCCCAGTGTCAACCAGGGAGCGCACAGTTAGACTACATCAGAACGCAATCTCTTCCAGAGTAGGAATACCAAGGGCACTCTCAATCTGTTGCCCTTCGATATAATCGAAACCAGCAACATTATCAGTGGCGATTGCATCCAGGATGGACATAATCTCACTGCCAGTGTTACCTTGTGCCAGCAGAGAAAGCATCACGGTCTTAGACATTTTGTGTTCTTGAGTGTTAGTTAGTGTGTGTTGAGTGAGAGTGTCCCTAGTCCTCTCATTGTAGCAGTTGTGCTACTTCCTGGAACGTGCCTAGTTTATACTCATGCGACAGGAGTGAGTGTTACTTAGGCGAGAGTGGAAGTGTTCATCAGGTCTTGATAATCACGCCACTTCTCTACTGCTTGCTCTAGAGTTTCAACATCAGCAAACAGGTGAAAGTTCTCAGGTAGATCTAACTGACCTGTCATACCCAAGTAGTTAATGAACCCCAGGATTTGCATACTTTGGTCATAACCTTCAACGTTGAAGATGCGGTCCAATTCTTCACGACGAAAATCAGAACATGCGATCAGGTCGAACACATAGTAGAACGGACGACGAACAGCGTAGGGGATGAAGTTCAGCATGAAAAGTGTAGTGAAGTGTATCGGTCTTAAGTGTTAATCAGAAGTCGAACACATCGCTATTGATCTGGATCACATTTACAGCGGGGTCATCGAACCTTACACCATCAAGAGTTTGTGTCATAAACTCACTGATAGATTGGACGAAAGACTGATAATCACCTGCCTCACGGGCGATGTTATATAGACCCTCATCATTCTGGATCCAGAGTGCAACATTCCAGGTCTCATAATTGCTCCACCCATTATAGGTGGTGTCCTGAATGTTGGTCTGATAAGTGACTGCCATTGTGTGAGTCTTAAGTGTTAGCGGGGGGTCGTTTGTTGCCCCCCTACACTATAGGTCCACTTTGGAGGTGAGTAATTTTGGAGCCCTGATAATCACCAACGGTCGGGTGTACTTAAGTCCTCAACGTAAGCATCACACTTTTCTGCAGGTTCCAACTTGAATAACTTCTCCCAGTCAATTTGATGTGGGTCAAAGTCAGGAAACGCAGAGATGTCTAGAGTGATACGATAACGAACCTTCTGTGCTTGACTGTATGCTACTGACATAAGTACGCTCCTTGTGTTACTGAAAGTATTGTAAGATGCTGAGGCGTTTCTGTCAAGGTCTGTGGGGATATTTATGAGGGTCTGGGAGATTTTATGAGTGCGATTGTGGGGATTTTGTGACGCGGGGGTGCTTGACATTTTGCGCAGAGTGTGATAGAACGACGTTAAAGATCACAAGACCTGAGCACATTTAAATGACTATAAATGCCACACACAGAGACATTTAAATGCCTTTAATCACCTTATTGAGAATGATTATCAATAACGATTTAAAACGCTTATATACATTTAAAAATACATTTTTTATTGATTTCAACACATTTAAAGCATAAAATAACGTTTTTAGACATAAAAAAAGAGAGGAAACATATCCTCTCTTCATTGATTATCAGTAGCAAAAGATTCGATCCCGTTGATAGCTCTATTACCTAGATTTGCTATCCCATTGAACCCTACTGTTGAAAGTATGATACCAATGACTACACCTATCAGGAACTTTGACATTACACCAATTCAGCAGGACTTCCACATGAGAGATAGAATTGAACCATCCTCTTTGCTTCATCTAATGTAGAGAATGACTGTGTTCTCCACTGTTGCTGATAGGGAGTAAAGTAACGGATCTTGAACATTTTAAGAATGAAGAGTGAGTGTTACTTAAGAAGAAAAGTTCAGTTCAGACGCATACCAGAGAAGAAAGGAATTGTGCTACCATCAGACATTTGAAACTTCCAAACATAGTTCTTTTGGAATACACATTCGTTACCAATTCCATGAGCGTGAAGAAGTGCATTAAGACGCGACTTTGTGGTGTTTGATTGCCAACCACCATCGAACAGTTGCATCCAAGTATCACCAATCTTAGCAATCAGATTGTCATGCAAATAGACTTCAGATACACCTTCGTTGTTAATCACTTTGGTGTTCTTTAGTTTCCAATCAATCTCTTGAATGATTGCCTCATTCATTTGCTTTTCGATCTTACGCATTTGTGGTTTGAAGTGTGCTTATACTATAGGTCCACTTTGGAGGTGAGTAACTTTTATTCGATGGTGATTAGGGGGCCTTGAACATCACAAAACTCAGACAAATAATAATCGATTGTGATACCTAACTCATCAGCATACTGTAGATTTTCTTGGTATTGTTCTTGTGTCAGAATATAGAAATTAGTCTCAATCATTGTCGATTTGTCCTCCTTTAAGTTCAACATTATCAAGAATAGTTACAACTTGATTTGTTGGAGTAAGGTAGTCAATCTGTAAAACATTCGGTGCAATTTCAGTAGAACCGATGATCACAGATGCAAGAAGAAGTTCAATCATTGAATGGTATTGTAAGAAAGAGACTTAATGCACCAACCCATATTGTCGGTGATTGTGTTGACTAAATCCTCTTCAGTTGGTGATGTCCAGAGACAAGATGTGGCATCTTCGATGATCTCTTTTTGTTCATCATCTGTGAGATCTTCATCATCAAAATCAAACTCAATTTCAGTGACTTTGTAATAAACCATTGTATCAGTTACCAAAGAAAGTATCGAACTCTTCTGCAACATAATCAATCAATTCATCAGTTGCATCAAGATCGAAAAGACAGCAAACAAAGTCTACACAATCATTCAGATCTGTGTGATTGTTGCACATAAACTCCAGAAGTGCAGGAGTAATGTCGGTTTGAAAGTCGATTGAAGTGTTGCTCATACTATAGGTCCACTTTGGAGGTGAGTAACTTTTATTCCCAGTTAATCAGTGTTGCAATGTTACCTAACTGATTTTGTTCGTCTACAATCTCCATTGCATGATTGTATGTCTTGACTGAAATATAACGTGCTTTTCCTCTTGTCTCAGGAAACAATCCCAGTTTGTCAATGATACGAACTGTGTTTGAATGTTTCATACTTCGTCTTGCATTTCGGAAAGTTTGTTATAGAGTGCATCGACATCTGTGCCGACTAACTCATTTAATTCATCAGCATCTTCATCACTTACGAAGTTATCAGTATGAAACTCAATGAACTTGAGAAGTGCATCAATCTCTTCAAAAGTAAGAGTGGTTTTTGTCATCAAACTGCACCTGCCATGAAGTTGTATTCTTGCACCAGACCAATGTTATCACCAGTGATCACATATTCAAGTGCCAGGCGATCATTGATCTCGCGTTGTGCATCTTTTTTGGTCAGACACTTTTGAGAGATCGTATCAATACCCTTCCAAGAGAGAACCTTGAGAGTATAGTTGGAACAATCCTCAATGGGATAGAAACCGACGATCATTGTGCCATCTTTAGACTGGAGAGTAGGAAACTCGATCATCGCGGTTTGAGTGTTGGTCATACTATAGGTCCACTTTGGAGGTGAGTAACTTTAATTGACGGAGAGTTTCAGTTACGCATCAGAGAAAGTGCTTCATCCTCGCTGATGCTATCTTCAGACAGTTGCACATTACGAGCACAAGAGATTGCATCAGCAAAGTTATTAAAACTGCCAAAGGATTTCTGACTACCAGACCAGCAACCTTTGTACTCATAAATCATTGCTTCGACAGAGAATACATCATCTTTCGTATCACGATCTACACTGTGCTTGATGTAAACTTTTCCGTCATTTCGCGTGTACTTATCGAAAGTATTGCTCTTGAAAGTACGCTTGAAATCAGTTACAAACTTAGCAGTGAGATCAGTATTCTGAGCGAAGAGATTTGCGAAGTGAGCAGTCATTTAGTCGTTTTTCGTTTGTGTCCTATACTATAGGTCCACTTTGGAGGTGAGTAACTTTTATTCAATCAATTCTTACCCTCTGCGATATATCAATTCCTCTTACTCTTTGATAACTTGTCAATGCTCCTGCGTTAGAAATCTTTCCTGTGATTAAACATTTCCATCGTTGATTGCCAACAACTTTACCGCCATTTGTTTGTGCTTTTTTCTTATCTTCCTCACTCATACCAAACAAACCAGTTTTGTTTTGATAATGTCTTTCTCCCATTATTTTTCCACCTTTAGCATTATCAATGCTCAACTGTTCTTTACTTCTTGCATACATTCCAATCTTATTTTCTATCTGTGTTCTTGCACCTTTTGGGCCGCCAATCTTTCCTCCTATTCTCCCCGCTCTGCTCTGCAATTCAAAAGTACAATCATCATACATTTTCTCCCATCCATCTGGCATCTCAATGTAATCTATGCCAGATACGTTGAAACATTCGTTCAACGATTGAACGCTTACTTTATTCATAACTGCTTTATGTTTGGTCTTTATTATTTATATCAAAAGAGGGACATTTCTGCCCCTCTAATGTGCTTGTGCGACCAAACATAAGCACCATTATTTATCATTTGAACGATACATTCACTCCAACAATTTTAGCAGTCGGGTTTCTGATTTGTGCTGTCTCACGGGCATCTTTTGGAGAGTTAGCATATACTTCCTCTTTGAAGACTTTGCCACCGACGTAGAGTTGAACTTCGTATTTCATAGTGTTTGAAACTCCTGTGCTTCTTTGATGTTAGAATTGAAAAACTTTTGCAGAATGGAAGTGATTACAGGTTGCCATTCTTTATCTTTAATTAGGTCACGATTTTGTGCTTCAACAAGAAACTTAAGGATGCAAGTCTCTTCGTTTGGAGTGAAGTCAACGCGAGTGAAAGTGTAACCGTCAGTCATAATCAAACAGGAAAAACTTCAACAGAACGGATAAGATTTGTGCGATCTTGTGCTAGGTAATCATCAGCGATTTTACCACAAGATGAACGCGATTGAATCAACTTTTCCTCATAAAGGTTCTCATCTTCATCAGGAACCCAATACTCAATCAAGAGACGATAGTTGTTCATAATCAGTACAGAAGAGAGAAAGAACCGCAGAACTTACGAACCCACTGCAAAGTGTCATAATGACTGCGAGGATTAGACATTACCATGCTCTTGTTAGTTACAGGATTGAGAGCAATAGCAACGTATTTGTGGTCACATTCTTGATACTCGGGAGTGATTTGTTGAATGAACATTTGCATCACTTTACCTTCTTTCCAGTTTGTGACATAGTGAAAGACTTGATCCATTTCAGTGGTTGTGCTCATACTATAGGTCCACTTTGGAGGTGAGTAACTTTTATTCCCTGTTACCAAGTGCCTCTCTGGACGTGGATTTTACGGATCTCTTGATAAAGAAACTGACGAAGTTTAGGTTCGGTAGTGTTATCAAAAGCATAATATAATCGGTTTAGGTATTCATCTTGTGTTGCACCAATGTTACCATTTCCACCGATCTCATTGAGTGATGAACCTGCAACAACTTTCGATTTACCAAAGTTACCAGACACACGCCCAGTTGTTCTCAGTTTGGGCTTTATCTTTGAGAGGTTAGAGTAAGTCATCGTGCTACAATGTCCAGAGTTTCCAACAACATCATCGAAAGTTCCATCTGGTTCTCATCATCAACCACAGGAATGTTTGCCTCTACAAACTCACTAATCAGTTGAGCAAAGAGTTCAGTTGTGCGCTCATCTGCGAATAAAGCAGTGGCAAGTTCATTCTTGAACCCATCACGCAGAAGTTTGAGAGACTTTGTGACAGTCATTTCTTTAATTTGTTCATCGTAAGTCATTTCAGTGTCAGGTTTTGTGCTCACTCTTCATCCTCTTCATAAGGGAACATTTCGTCGTATTCTTCATCAGTCAGAGTAAGATACTGAACATCAGCATTTCTATGCTCTTCAGCATACATTAACTGATAATGTGCGAAGTTTGAGGGACTGGTGCTAGCATATTCTAGCAAACCATCAACAAAACAAAGATAGTTCATTTGGCGTACAAATACCCCCCGCTCCAATCTGCATTTTCCAGCAGATACTCACGATCTTTGATCAATCGCAGATCATAGCGAACACCTTTCGCAGGAGATCTCCAAGTGGCAGACTTATACACTTCGCCAGTTTGCTTATCAATGAAGCAATGAACACTACGCGATCCACCACCATTCACGAGAATGACTTTGTGATACTTTTTACCAGTTTCTACCTGATAATCAATGTCACACTTGCCAGACTTGAGTTCTTCAATCTTCTGCTGATGATAACCAGGAATTGCATCAAACCTTTCAGCAGAACGTTGGTGTCCACGAATAGAATACTGACGATAATTGTCTTTCAATGCTTCAATCAGCAGCAGAGTGTTCTTATACACATTCTCTGCAATGGTTTGTTGTGCTTGTGCTTGCATTGTAAGAGTGCTCATACTATAGGTCCACTTTGGAGGTGAGTAACTTTAATCAAGCCCAATTCTTTGCCATATTGAAGTTTGCGCGACTGAATTGGTAGCGATCAACAATCTTCATTGTGCCATAATCGTTTGACATAACATAACCTTCGTGATCACTCTCATCATCACCAATCTTGCACGAAATGCTATCATCAGTGTGAATGAAGAAGAACAAATCTACCTTGATTGAATACATTAACTTCCACAAACGCAGCAGGTTGATGTCAACATCATAATTTTCTGCAATTTCATGTTCATCCACCTCCTTACCCTCACGGATGTAGGAATTGATGATTTTTTTGAGTTCTGTTGCTTGTTTGTTGCTTACAAACTCACAAAGAGTGCTCATTTGCTTAGCAAACTTGCAGATGTCTTCGATGTCCTCACGATGAGGGCAAATAGATGCCTTAGGAGACACAAACTTGACATAATGAGTATCCGTGATGATAAAGTTCATCGGATACGCAACAGCATCCCTCAGATCATTCTCTGCAATGTAGAATGTATGAGGAGCAATAATGATCTCTTGATCTACTACCTCAGGGAACTTGTAAGTGATCGTATTGGGGCGAAAAGTATCAGAACCGCCAAAACCAATAAAATCCCCTTGAAAGATATAATCTGTGCGAGGAAGATAATCAAGGCAAGCATGAAGAATAGACGCAACTTTACCTTCATGGTTCGCATCAATTTCATCGTGTGAATGATTGATCTTGATCTTTACTTTGTTGAAGACAGATTTAGTGCCAACGAAGAACTTACCATTGGCAGGATTGCGACCCCAAACAATAGCAGGAGCACCATCAATCTTGACACTGATAGTAGAATCAGCACTGAACCAATCAAGTACAGAAAGATCACCCGTGAGGATCTGATCTTCAGGGTGTTCTAGGTGAGTGTTCTTCATACTATAGGTCCACTTTGAAGGTGAGTAACTTTTATTGCCTCAAACTTCCATCAGTTTCTGTAGACGATTGCGAATATCAAAGAGTTCCATATCATCCATATCTACAGCATCAAAATCTACAGGAGCAAACTCTTCAAGATTTACACTACCATCGGAATAGATGGGAGCATAGTATAGCTCATCTCCATCTTCTTGCGACAGAGTATAAACACAACCGTGGTTGGCAGAAGTAACGAAGATCATTGGAGTTTCAGGAACAAAGGTACAATAAAGGAGCACAAGCATAAAAGCAAGTGCTCCTGTGGCAGTTTATCAAGCGGAACGACGCTTGCTGGTTTTGGTAACTTTCACTGCTTGAGTATCAACAGGAGGCAACACATTTGCATTGACAACCTCATAAACAAATGCAGTGAAACGATTCATAACAAACAGAGTTTGATTTACAAACTTGCGAACTTTGTTTGCACCATCGTTCTCATTGAATGAACGAATGAAGAACTGAACTACGCCAACAAAGATGGCAGAGATGGTAGCAACGTTCTTGACAAGAGTATCAACGAAAGTCCAGTAAAAAGTCATAGTTTGGGTTAGAAACTGCGGTGGGGAGCGATCCCCACACTATAGGTCCACTTTGGAGGTGAGTAACTTTAATTTGTTTCGTAGTTTGTGATATAAAGGTGCTTTACTTTAGCTCCAGAGTGATCCTTTCCCTTACCAAATCGTTGAGCATAAGCAAAGTCCTTCTCGATAATATTGAAGTCTTTGTAACTCTCTCGATAGAACTCATGGTCAGAGTGAACAATCATCCATTTACCCTTTGTTGCTTTCAGACAACCTAAAAGGTCTTCATGTAGTCTTGAACCACCATCACCCTCAGTGTATCCTAGTCGCTCAAGATAGGGAGGATCAATGAACACAAAGTCATCTGCATTGATTTCACCAAACAGATCCACAAATGACCCATATCGGAATACACATTGCTTCTTCAGGAAATTGTGATGATCTGGGGTCAAATTGCACGAAAATCGTTTATAGTGACCGAAGGGTACATTAAACTCACCTTTGGCATTGTATCTTTCCATTCCAGAGAAACACAACTGTCGTACAATAATGTATGACAATGCTCTCTGGAGTTGATCTACACAATCCCATGATTGATTGATTGCTTCTCGCGCAGCATAAAACTCTTTCTGAAGATCATCATGCTCCAGTCCTTTGATACAATCAACCTTTACTTGTAGTTGAGGATAAAGATCCTCATTTGCGACCACGGAGTATAAGTTAATGACATCGCGATTGATGTCACTCATCAGAGCAGGATAACCCAACCCAAATGATACTGCAGCACCACCACAGAAGGGTTCTACAACCCTTGAAAACTGTGATGGTAGCATTTGTTTGATGAGTGGCAATTCTTTACTCTTGCCACCCATATATTTTACAACAGGTTTTAGACAGATGATTGGTTTCATAGGTACTCAATCTTTCTCTTAATTATACCATCAAAGACCCATTTCTTCAAGGATCGGAGCAACAACCTCGCGGAGGAAGGTGAAGTATTCTTCAGCGGTGAAAGGTGCTTGAATGGTCTCAATCATCCAATTCACACCATAAACTTCCACGCCTTTGTTGTTATACTTGGTTTTCTCTTTCTTGCTAACTTCTGCAACAACAGGGACAAAATATCCAGACTTGACATTTACACCAAGAACGCTGGTAATGTCATTGATCTTGTCATTAGATGCACGAACTTTCTCACTATCAAAGTTGAGATTGCACTTGCTTTCGAGATACCAAGTCTCATCAATTCTGAACAAATGATCAATCTGACGTGTGCGACCATTCACATCAATCAGATTGCTTTCTTCGATGAGATTTTGTGCCGCCAGACTGTCACTGATAACAGTGTTCCAGAACTGCTCAATTCTCTCACCGAAAGCAATCAAAATCGACTGAGGAGAAACACGATCATCAAGACCAAGTGCCTGAAGAATGTAAGATTCGGTCTGCTTTGGTTTGATAGACAGAACCAGCGGCAGTAGGTTTTCTTCTAGGTAGGTCATTTTGATTGGTTGCTGTACTATAGGTCCACTTTAGAGGTGAGTAACTTTAATTGATAGGAAGTTTGCCCAGTGATTTACCCTTTTTGTGGGCATCAATGAACTTTCTAGCTGATGCTTCAGTCCTACACACTTTGAGTTGCTCTCCGTTGTGAATGACCATCAGTTGCTTACCATAAGGAATGGCAGCATAGTTACCCTTACCGACAATAAATCCTTCCATCATACCAACTGGGTTGCTTCAGTTTCACCTTCAATTTGAGGCATCGACCAGATCTCAAGAGGAAGATCAGAGATCGAAACTTTTGGTAGTGTAATCATTCCACCAAAAACAGAACTGATTTTTTGACTGAAGAAGTTGATAGGACCAACAAAGATTTCTTCCATCACTTTTACAATCTCAGAGCGTTCAGATTCGATTTGACTTTCGTGCTCTGCGTTGCTATAAACTAGGACACGAACTTTCTCACTCTTAGCCCACGCTTGAAATGCCCATTTCAGAATGTCACCAGCGTAACGATAGGTGAACTGTCCATCAAGAACTTTGCTCCTGACAGCAACTCCATCTACAGACGAGTAGTTGTTGTTACCAAAGAAAGGATTTGAAGTAATCCAATCTTTTTGTTCCTCTTTTGTTGTGTTAAAAACTTTAGTGGATTTTGTTTTCTTATCCAGAATAGCATTCACAATGGATGTGATTGTTGGGCGATAAGAATAACGCTCATCAACTCCAGTTACGGACAAAAGTTCATCAACAACTTCTTTTGTTTGAGGAAGGTTGTTCTCTTCGATTACAAGTTTGACTGCGTTAATATAATCGTTTTGTACAGAGTTGACAGTCCCATCAGTTCCATTTGCATACAATCCACTCAGGGTAAGGACAGAACTTTCCTTAAGATTGTCAAGGATGACATTACCAGTCTTTTTCCTTTCGTAGAGAGCAACTGGAGCAAGAGGATACTTATTCTCTTTGATTGCCTTTAATGTGTGCCTGCGGTCAAAGAGTTCTTCATCTTTGCTTTCACCAACAAAGACACTCATTGGCCAAGACTTTGTAGCCCAACCCCCAGCAGTTGAGGCAATCAAAACATCAACATTGCCTTTAGAACTTTCTGTTTTTCGGGGATAGTTTGCTTTTGTGGGAATAATTTTGTCAGGAACCCTTACGCCAAATCCTTTAAAGGAAAGTAGTGGGTAGTTAGGTCCATCTTCTTGAGATACTTCGATCAGTTCCGAGATCTTAGTGTCGGACGTTACTTTAACTTTTTTCATTTTAATAAAACGAGTGAACAGTGTGCCCATCATAATGATTGAGCAGGTTAAGTTTAACATCTTTGGGTAGGGATGTCAAGCCCTGGATTATACTTTGGGAAAAATCAGTGATTTCCTTGCGGTGGATGGGTTCTAGGTCGTCTGCGGTAGAATTGCAGAAAAATTGGGTTTTGACCCTAGGCCACCACTAGGGTCTCGGTGGGTCTCACCTGCGAACCACCGACACGGCAGGTTCGCCCTTCTCGAAGATCGTATCAACAACTGCTTGCACACTACGGGCGGTGGAGATGCCAACCTTAGAATACACAGGGATACAAACAAGACCGAACGATTTGCTATACTGACTGAGGTTGCCAGGTTGGATACGTCCATCGCGCATACCTTTGGCATCATCGTGATGCAGACGGATGCAACGTCCGATGGTCTGACTAATCCCAATGAAGTCCATGTTACGCAGGAACAGCACTGCTTCCAGACCGCTCACATTGATACCCTCAGCGAGGATACTGTGGTGAAGAACAACGAACTTCTTATCGTTATCCTTACCCCAGGCAGATAGCGTGTCGAAGAATACTTCGCGGTTCACTTTCTTGCCATCAATCACAGCACCAGTCTTGGCAGTGATATACATCCAAGAGAAACCACGTTGCTCTAGTTCGGTGCAGAAATCAGTTTCAGACACCAGCGATACGATTTGCTTGGTTGCCTTAGCACAAATCAGGATCTTGCCGACTTGATTGTCATCAATGGTTTCCAGCAGATTGTCAGCATCGCGGTCGAAGTTGGTCTGCTTGCCCTGTACCATCTCCAGTTGCTTGACGATCACTTTAGGGGGCACAATGTAACCACCTTCGACTAACTCAGGAGCTGGGACTTTGCAGATTACCTGACCATAAACAGCAGCATCATTCATGCCAGGTTTGCCCACTGCCAGAGAATGTTTGGGAGTTGCAGTGAAGAAGTAGCAGCGACGTGCATTAGCAGCAAAGTGCTCAGTTGCAGGGAAAAAGTGACGCTGAACAGAATTATGTGCCTCATCAAAGTAAATGGTATCCACATCAATCTCTGCTGCTTGCAGACGATTAAGAGAGTTGTAAGTAGTGAAGATCAGTTGATGCTTACCAGCAGCGGCACACATACCAGCGTGAACAGCAATGTCAGCGGGTTTGGTAGTGCTAACGTGATGAGTTTCGCCACTGTGAACGTGCAGAACTTCAGCGTCAGTGATAAACTCCAGGAACTCAGAAGAGAGTTGCTCAGCAAGCAAGATGCGAGGAGCAACAACAACAATGGTCTGGGGGGTTTCAGACTGCAACTCGCGCAGACAATCATAGATCATCTTCAGCGTCTTACCGCCACCAGTAGGAACAATGACTTGACCCTTGTTGTGCTGTTGCATAGCAGCAACACCACGTTCTTGATGAGGGCGAAGTTTGATCAGATCAGAGAACATTACGAATTACAGAGTTTCAGGTGGTTTGGTATCTAGAAAGCATTATAGCACGCTTCCAGGCGATTGTGAAGCGTGCTGGTGGGGTTTAATCAACCCCCGAACATTTCATCAAACAACCAATCACCAGAACGCTCTTTTTCTTCCCAGACTTTGTTAGCGTTTGCTTCAATCATTGCCCGTTCGATCTTAGCATCAATGGGAGATTGAGTGCTAAACCAGTTGCCATTACGATCTTGCCAGAGCATTGTGTTGTGTGTCGTTCCTATACTATAGGTCCACTTTGGAGGTGAGTAACTTTTAGACGCCTGCTTTTACAGTGCTATGAGCTAATCCAAGCAGTTTAGTTCTTTCGGTTCCTTTAGGTGCTCTACCATGCTTTTCAGTGAAATCTTTAATCAATTCTGCCTTTCTCTTCTTGAGTGCTTCACCCCTTTCTTTGTTTCTTGCTTTATCTCTTTCTGCCCTTGTCATAGGACCACCAGTTTCAGTTTTCCACTGTCTGCGTGGTTTTGCTGCTGCAGGTTTTGCTGCTTCAGGTTTCTTTGTGGAGAGAAGTTTAGATGCTTGCTTCTCAACTTCCTTTGCTTTTGGTTTTGCTGCTTCAGGTTTTGCACCTGCTTTCTTTGCAGCAATTCTAGCAAGTGCTGCTTTCTTTCTTTCTTCTTTTGCCGCTGCTGCTGCTCTTGCTTTTACATCAGCAGATCCACGTTCTTGTGTTGGTTGTTGAACTCTTGTAGATGCTTGACGTTGAGTTCCAATATCCTTGCGTGGTTTATACTGAACTGGTTCAGTCTTGCCGCCACCAACTGCTTTTACTCTAAGTTTTTCAGGATCTGTCTTTTTGCGTTCAGGACGAATCCTTCCACCTGCTTGTGCAGCTTTGATAGTTGCACCACCACCCCAACCTAGTTTACCAGCAGCATCTCCAGATTTACCAGAGGGATGACCAAACATACCCGTTTTTTCACAAAGAGACATAAACTCCTGAAATCTACGCATTGTTCTATCTAAACACTACTTTTTAGTATTTAGATGTCCTCTTCCTTTGCTTTATATGAACCTTTGAATACGCGACCTTCAGCATAGAATTGCTTCACACGTTCACGGCGAGTAGCAAGCAAGAGATCGTATTCTTCTTGTTGTTGCTTACTAAAAGTGAAATCCTGCCGCCGCCAAGCATCTTTAAGATCACGAATGTGAGGAAGCACGTTAGGGATTTGTTCGGTCATTTGAGTATGATAAAGGAAAAGTAGTCAGTGTGGGAGACTTAGTGGACAGTTTAGAGACTGTCAATAGTCAATGTTGGAGTTAAGATAAGAATTGAACGATTTATCATTCTCTTCTTCCTCAAAAAGATCTTCAGTTACTTTCTCTACAAAATCAAAAGAAGAAAACTCTTCAATTTGGAGATCATCAAAGCAGTCCATAAAAAGTGAGTTGCTTACATTATAGATCCACTTTGGAGGTGAGTAACTTTTATTAGCGAGACATAATTGCTCTCATCTCTCTCCTTTTTTGTGCCTGCTGAGCACTTGCTTCGTGCTCCATTTCTCTCTGAGCATGTCTTTCTCTTTCTCTTTTTCTTGATAATTGACTTCTGGCAATTAGTTTGTTGTATAGATTGGGCTCCATTGTCGGAGTTTGTTCTGTCTGCAACTCTCTCTTGATTTCTTTCTTTAATGTCTCTCTTTCTGCTGATGCTTGTTGTCTCTCTCTTTGAGATGCTTGATGTGAAGCAACACGCTCTTTATGTGCTGCCATTTGTTTCAATTGTCTCTGGCGAAGTTCTTGTCTTCGTTGCTGGAGATCTTCAGAGAATTGAATGAAAGTTTTCATTATTGCAGAACTTTTTGAGTATTTATTCAAACTCAAATGGTTTGTTTGTTTGTCTTGGTGGTGGTGTTTGATAATCAGGTAACATAGAACCATCAATTACAACCTCAACAGTTGTTTTATCATTCCAATGTCTTACAGCATTTGCCACAATGAAACAGTTGGTGATAAAAATAGACAGAAACATCATAAGGCGAATAAGTGCTACCTTATCCGCCTCTTTATCACATTTACTTGCTTTTTCACCTAGTGATTTAGCTAGCAATCGCCAAAAAGTTTTCCTCTTCTTCATAGATTGATGTGCGTGACTTGATGTATTCTAAGTGTTTCCATTGTTCTTTGTAGCAAATCACAAGCAATCTTTCATTTGCGTGAATAGAACAGGCAAGGTAGTTGATTTCATCTTTAGGACGAACACTGTGTTCAATGGTGATATATTCATCACACTTGAAATATACCCATCCTTCAACACCTTTACCATTATTCCATACAACAAAATCATTGACTTGTGGATTGTAGGTCATACAAAAAACGCATCTAGTGGAGATTGTTTAATTGGCATCGCGGTGTAGTTCCGCGTTTCCTTGATATTTACACAAGCACCGATAGTCTTACTATTGATTGGGGCGAAGTATTCTCTAGTCTTGGTGTTGTAGAATGAGTGGATGGTCCTAGTTGGAGCACCGCCATTATAGACAAACTTGCGAGTGTTGCATAACCAAATACTGACAACATTTCGCTTGAACTCTTCGCACTCATAATAGTAACCTTCTGGAGGAGAATATGGCAAAGGTGGAAGTTCAACAGTCATAGAACTTGTCCTTTGACATATACTCAATTTGCTTTTGCAGTTGTGAGATTTCGTGTTCTTGTTCTGCAATTTTCTTTTGCAGTTGTTCTATTCTTTCCTGATACTGTTGTTTTAGATCAGATAACATTTGATTAGTATGAGAAACGTGGTTAGTCATCAGGTGGTGAAGGATTCAACTACTGCAGATTGTACATCTTCTGCAAGGGCATAAGTTCTTGCGCTTAACACATTTTCACGAAGAGCAGTATAATGCTGCTCATAGAAATTTCCATCATCTTCTGCAGCAATCAGATCAAAACATTCGTCATCATCTTCTGCAATTACATTCCAAAGTCCACCATATTCACTAGAAGGGAAGGGAACGTAATGATCAACCAGATAAAGAAACTTTTGTGCCATTTGTTTTTCTAAATTACTCCTTTAGTATAAGTTTAAGATAACAATTTGTCAATAAAATTCGGATAAGTAATAATCCACCGTGACCTCAAGTTTAGCCGCCTCACGTTCAACTTCTTTCCAGAACTCTTCTGCTACTTTGTCCATTTCTGCTTGTTTAATAAGGTCGCGAAGTCGTTTTGGAATCATTTGGATTTCTCCCTAAGTTGTGCTTCTTCAAGAGGATACATTACCTTAATGTAATATATCATAATAGATGATACAAATGCAACAAGTGCAGTATAGATTGCTATAGCAAATCCAATACTCATTTCATTTGTTGAATTACTTGCTGGCGATAGTATGCTTTGTATAGCGCATCATCACGCTGAATTAGAAAGATATTCCAACCAAGAATAGCAACGAAACCAATCAGTCCAGCAGTGACATACTTGCGGTTCATTTAGCAGAAACTCCTGTGGGTTTGAAGATAAGATTAGCAAGAGCAATGATAGCAAAGTTCTGCCAGAAGGTTAGAGATACATTGAACCAAGACAGAATAAGTCCAAGCAACCATGCTTCAAAGAATAGACTTGCTGTTACAAGAACAACGGCAATAAAGAGAACACCAAAAGCAGTATTAGTTTTCATAGATCAAACAGCAAGAGCAGCAGAGGGGATTTCAACGATTTCGGGGAGTTTGCTATCGTCAAATTGATTCATATTATAGCATACCCATTCACCGTTGCGGAAGACATAGGCATACTCTTCATTCTTATGCGGAAGAAGATACTCACACAGATCAGCATCAAGGCGAGGAGGGCAATCATCACCACGATAAGAATAATAGTTGGGTCCATAAACACCCTTGACGCTACTATCATTCCAGCGGTCATCAGTCCAACAGCAGGACATATCGCCACCATCAATCAGTTCTTCAACAAGAGAACGTGAATTGTAGTGGGTTTTCAGAATACGACCCAACCAGGTTTCATAACCGTCCCAATGATGATAGACAGAGAGAATAGAACCATCCTTCAGTTCAAGACCAATTCGTGCTCGCGTTGACATTTGATCGTGGTGCTTACACTATAGGTCCACTTTGGAGGTGAGTAACTTTAATTAAGAGAAAATCAGCCTCCTTTTTCTCTCAAGCTACGCACAAGATACTCCGTAAATTGCTCCATCTTCTCAGGAACTACAGCAGCGGGACGTTGATTGATTACATTTTTAAGTGCAGTCATCTCTCTGAACTCTTCATCTGTCAGGTTTGTGTTTCCTTTTGAAGGAAGGGTCATAATTTTGCTCCCGAATACTATGATATGTTAGCATATCCATACAAATTATCTAGACACTTAACAATCTCTTCGGGATTGATTAACAGTTCTTAATCTTCATCATTAAAGAAAGAACCAAAAGAACCCCTACTCCCTGGATTGCGCGTGTCTAGCATATCCATCAGTTCTTCAAATTTTTTGCATTGTTCAATACTTAACAAGATTTTAGAGAGTTGCTGAACTACTGTTGCCTTCTCGTTAATAGCTGCAGATTTAATTGCAGCACGAAGATGTGATTCTGCTTCTAAAAGATTATCAAGTGTTTGCTTACTCAGCGCCATTTACTTTCCTCATTTCAAAACTACCGTCATTGCGATCAATCCATTCTACAGTATCACCCTCTTTAAGTCCAGCAACTTCAAGTAAATCATCAGGCAATTCAATATAACAGTCTCCAGTCAGTCCATCAACCTGAACAGGAAGTTGCCACTTTACAACTTTATCTTTTCTTGGTGGAAATTCTTGATTAAACTTATCATCGCTCATAGTTTGCCAACCGGTATAAGACTGATTAGGGGGTAGTTGAACAGAAGTGGATAAATTTTCTCGATTTGGATCATTTCTATCATACTCGTACCAGTATTTGGAGTGAATATGATCATTTTTCCAAAAATCATTCCAAGCACCTTGACATTCTGGTGATGGGTCATCTTTATCACAACTCAAAGAAACTTTATATTGAGAAAGTTCTTGTTCAGTCATATTGGATTGTTCATAATATTCTCTTTCTTTCACAACATCTTCATATGACTGTCCACCACTATTCAAAAGTCCAAGAAGTTCATCTGCACGACTTACTTGGTCTTTATGATGATAATAAGTTTCTTTTACTACACCAACAATAACATCATAAATCTCCTGAGGAGTTGCATCTCCACAAGAAATCGCATCGTTCATCCAATTCTCTAGGTTTTCAAGAGAATACTTTTTGTAATCAAAGTCAGTCATTTCTTGGTTTGGGTTTAGAGCAATCGTGGCAATAGTAAGAGAAACCATCGCGGAAGTATTTTACCACCTGATAGTGGTCTTT